GCAGCTCGCACATTCGGCGGAGGCAATCAAACACTTGGAGGTATTGAGATTACAATCGGCCGTGAGCCGACAACATTCTCTGCCATTATCTATCAGGAAAGTCAGAAGACAATTGCGCAGTTGAAGCAGTACATGTGCGAAGAGATTGGTGTTTGGCTGATTGATGAAAATGGCAACATCGGCTGTTTGGTAGATGACCAGGATAAGCCTACAGCATACTTCCCAATTCCTATCGGTAAGTTCTTTGTTGGCGATAAGAAACTTGGTGGTTTTGAAGAGCCGGACAGCAATACCATTGAATGGTCATTCAATCCTAACTGGAGTGACAAATTCTACATTATTAAGCGTGAATCACTTGACTTCAATCCTCTTACTGATTGGGTTAATGCTCCTTCAGCAGGAGGAGGCAGTGAATAAAAAAAATTCAGCCATGAGAAAGAAAAAAGAACAAACAGTAACATTGACCGTGCCCAAGTATGGTATGACACAAGAATTTGGCATTCAACACGCAGAGCGTTTACTTGACATGGGCACGGCATTAAACGGTGGATGGGAATTACCTAAAGATAGTAATTATATTTACGACGAAGAAAATGGCCTTAGAGTTAAATCAGATAAAGCAAATTCTGCAAAAGCCGACTAAACGTCAGACTATTCAGAAAGCTGTAAACATGCAGCGCCGTCTTAGGTTTCATACTGAGACGAATATCGCTGTATCTGATATTAACCAACCTACGACTATATTTCTTGATTGGGTAAGACAGTTGCTTCCGAAGGACAAATATAATATATTCCTTCATTTGTTTAAGTTTCCATTGCCTACACCTGCTGTAGTTGAGGACGTCTATAGAGAACTTGAAAGAGTTTTCTATAGCCGTAACTCATCAAGTTCATATCAGTTTACAGATTCAGAGCTTGCAGAGGACTGGTCCCAATATAAAAAGAATAACCTCAATGAGCCAGAAATATGGAAAACAATTGGATGGAAAAGAATGCAGGTATCGCCAAATAGTATTTTGGTAGTAGACCTTCCTCAAATACAATCATCCGCTCGGCCTGAACCTTATTTTTATTGGCTTGAGATTGATGCAGTAATTGATTATCAGACTTCTAAACTCGATGAAAATCAATTTGAGTGGCTTATTTTCAAACAGCCAGAAAACCGAATAGCTGTATTTGATGATACTTTTATAAGAGTATATCAGCTAAACGAGAAGAATGAAATTCAGTCTCTTATTTCAGAGGCAAAGCATGATTTAAAATATTGCCCGGCTCGATTCTTTTGGTCAATACAACTCAACGAGAAAAACAAAGATCTTAAGAAAAATCCAATCACAAAAGAGCTGTCAAACCTTGATTGGTATTTGTTCTTCTCCATTTCAAAGCAGCATTTAGACTTGTACGCACCTTATCCTATATATAGTGCCTATGAGGCTGATTGTAACTTTGAGAATAATGAGACTGGTGATTACTGTGACGGAGGTTTTCTACGTAACGCGAAAGGTGAGTACAAGATTCTCAATGATGGAACAGTCGAAAAATGTCCTTGCTGTAGCGAAAAGCGCATAGCTGGCCCTGGTTCATTCTTAGAAGTTCCCGTGCCAAATCAATCTGAAGGTGTCGCAGATATGCGTAATCCTGTTCAGATAACTACTATTGATAAAGATTCACTTGACTATAATGTCAATGAATGTGTAAGGCTTAAAAATGAAATCGTAATTTCTGTTGTTGGTTCGGGTGGGACTGTAAGCGAAAAAGAAGCTATTAACGAGACTCAAGTAACTGCTAACTTTGAAAGCAAAACTTCAGTTCTCAACACATTAAAGACCAACTTTGAATTGGCACAGAAGTTTGTTGAAGATACTATTTGCAAACTCAGATATGGAGATGCTTTCATATCATCTTCTGTAAGCTGGGGTACAGAGTTTTATGTTTTCACAGTAACAGAGCTATACTCTAAGTATAAACAAGCAAAGGAAAATGGTGCGTCTAACTCTGAACTAGATGCTATATCGCAACAAATTCTTGAAGTTGAATATCGCAATAATCCTTTAGTACTTCAGAGAATGCTTATCTTAAAGCAATTGGAGCCGTATCCACATAAAACATTGGATGAAGTGTTAAAATTGTATGAAAAAGAGTTATTAAATGAAAATCTAGTAAAGCTTAAAATAAATTTTAGTACTTTAGTTGAAAAATTTGAGCGTGAGAATATTAACATAATTGAGTTTGCTTCAAATAAGCCAATGAGAGAAAAAATAGATATTATAAGTAAAAAACTTTTGGAATATGTTACAGAAATTGGAACTTCAGCAATTACAGGCGCTCAGCCTTGAAGATATTAAGTCTTACAAGAAAAAGGCTGTAGAGCGTAAAGCAGAACTAGAAGCTGCTAAGGCTAAAGGTGGAAAAGCTTGGACAAGTGATTTACAGGAAGAGCTTGATGAGGTAGTTCTTTTCCTAGTGGATGTTGATGATATTATTGAAGAAAAGCAAAAAGAAGCTACTTCGACTACTAAAAATGAATATGTTATTAAGCCTGGCACTGAAAAAATGGTGCATCTGTCAATTGTGCGTGGCCGTAGGTTTAACCCAATGACAGGTAAAGAAGAGTCACCGGCGTTTACTCAGATGTTCACATTTGCAGAATGGCAGCTTTTCAAGAAAGCATATAAAGGTCTTGGCTATACCATTATGGCAGTCTTGCATGATCCGTATGGAGATGCTGCAGAGTTAGTACAAAAGTAATCAACT